ATCTGAAATAGGTGGTAAAAAGGTTTCTAACAAATCGTATGAAAATTATTACAAAGATTTACTTTAATGGCTGAGAAAGGTTTAAAGAAATGGTTTTCAGAAAAATGGGTAGATATTGGAGCCAAGCGAAAAAATGGAAAATATCAACCTTGTGGGAGATCTACGTCAGGTGGCTCTTCGAAGAGGAAGTACCCCAAGTGCGTACCACTTGCAAAAGCCACTCGAATGACAAAGTCAGAAAAGGAGAGTGCTGTAAAGAGAAAAAGAGAAGCAGGTAATCCTGGAGGAAAACCTACTAATGTCAGTACGTTTACAAAGAAATACTATGGGGGTATGATAGATCTATGAGTAAGAAAAAATACACATTTACTATGGTTGTAGTCAAACCTACAGGAAAAGGTGGTAAACCTTTAAAACCAAAAGAAATAAAACCTAAAAATAAATCGACAGGCGGATCTATTGAAAAAGTACCTGGAGGTTATTCTAAAGAAGGATCAGGAAGAATAAGTGATAAGGGATTAAAAGGAAGAAGTCCTCAACAAGTTTTTTCTGAAAAAGAAAAAAGAATGGAAAGTACTAAAGCTCAAGGTATGACTAAAAAAATGGGTGGTGGTATGATGAAAAAATATAATAAAGGAGGACAAATGCTTAAAGGCGGTCAAAAAAAATTAGATAAAAACAAAGATGGTAAAATATCTGGTGAAGATTTTAAATTAATTAGAAGAGAAAAACCTGAAATAAAACCTATAAAAAAAGCTACAGGGGGTAAAATGAAAGCTACAGGTGGTAAAAAGTCAGAAGATAAATTTTCTAAATATGTAAAATCAATTAAACTCCCAGATGCAAAAGACGTAAGAGATGTAGTGAAAAATAAAGCTATGGGTGGAGAAATGAAAAAAGGTTATGGAGCTGCTAGACAATCTGGTATGGGATTACAAGATGAAAATTTAGTTCCAGGTAAGTCAATGGATTACTATAAAGACTTAATGTAATAAAGGATATGCATGGCCAGAAAAAAACTAAAAGTAAAAAAGTTCAGAGGTGGTGGAGGCTACCAAGGGGGTAGAAAAGATACTCCTGCTGGAGCAGCAAAAGCTGGTTCTGTAGAAAGACCTGGTAATTACCAAGAGAAACAAATAACTGGCCCTAGAGATCCTGGCATTCCAACAGAATCAATTACAAATATTGGAGATAACCTTAAAGCTAGACAAAGAGCTATGGGTATGGCAAACATTATACCTGGTGCTCAAGTTGTAAATGTTGCAGGTGCAATTAAAGATACTGCAGTTGGAAGAAGAGCTATGGGTATGCCTCTTATATCAGGAACACAACAAAAATTAAAACAAATGAGCGGTCGAGGTGGTGACAACACTGTTACTTGTCCTCCTGGTTTTGTTAATGTTGGTGGACAATGTGTAAGAGCTGCATCTAAAGGTGGCTCAATTAAATATTATAAGGATTTATTATAATGGCTACTTCAGGAACAACAGGATTTGATTTAAACATAGATGATATTATTGAAGAGTCTTATAATCGTTGTGGAGTTAGAACAAACTCTGGTTATGATTTAAAAAGAGCAAGAAGAAATTTAAATATTTTATTTTCAGAATGGGGTAATCGTGGCGTTCATCTTTGGAAAGTTGAATTACAAACACAAGCTTTGACTGCTGGTACAGTATCATACACTGTGCCTACAAGCGTGTCTGACGTTTTAGAAGCTTACATTTCAACTACTTCAGGAATAACAACATCAACAAATGATATATCATTAACTAAAATAGATAGATCAGCTTATGCTGCTCTTCCAAATAAAGGGACACAAGGTCAACCTTCTCAATATTTTGTTGATAGACAAACAACACCAATAATTAATTTATATATTGCACCAGATGCAACTACTTATACTTATTTAAAATATTACACAATAAATAGAATTGAAGATGCTGGTGCTTTTACCAATACTGCAGACATTGCTTATAGATTTATACCTTGTATGGTATCTGGTTTAGCTTATTATTTATCTTTTTTAAGTAATCCTGGATCAACACAAGGTTTAAGATTAGCTTATGAAGATGAATTACAAAGAGCTTTAAATGAAGATGGTCAAAGAAGCTCAGTTTATATTTCACCACAAACTTTTTATGGAGATGGTGTATAATGGCAACTAGAGCATCAGGAAAATACGCACAAGCAATTTCAGATAGATCTGGTCAAGCATTTCCTTATAGAGAAATGGTTAAAGAGTGGACAGGTGCATTTGTACACATATCTGAATTTGAGCCAAAACATCCTCAGCTAGATCCTAGAAATCCAGGAGCAGATGGTGTAGCATTAATGAACGCAAGACCACAAACTTTTACAGTTTTATCTGGTGGAGGTGGGGGAATTGTAGCTAACTTAACATTACCAGGAGATTTTGCTTTTAATTCTAATGGTATGCAACCTGATGACGGTTCTGCACAAAATAGAGGAAGACAAACAATTACTAATGTAGGTCAAGTAACTATAGGAATTACATAATGGCAATAAGTTATTCAGATTTTTTAACACAAGTAAGAAACTATACAGAAGTAGATTCTAATGTATTAACTGATTCTCTTCTTGATCAATTTATTAGAAATACAGAATTAGATATTGCAGGTAAAGTTGATTATGATGATCTAAGAAAATATTCTACAGCGAATTTAGTTTCTGGTCAAAGATATGTTTCAAGACCAGGAGATGAAATTATTATAAGATCATTACAAGTATTTAATTCTACTGATGCTTCTGGCACAAGAAGTTTTTTAGATAAAAGAGATACTAGTTTTATAACTGAATATAATGGATCTGGTGAAACAGGCTTACCTAAATATTATGCTAATTGGAATGAAAATGTATTTTTAGTGGCTCCAACTCCTGATCAAAATTATTTAGTACAACTTAATTATATTATAGATCCCCCTCATTTTACATCAACAAACAATACTTTTATTGCTCAATATCAAGATGCGTTGTTATTGTACGGGGTTTTAGTAGAATCTTTTTCTTACTTAAAAGGCCCCATGGATATGTACAACCTCTATAAAAGCAAGTATGATGAGAGTATACAAGCTTTTGCTTTACAACAAATGGGTAGAAGACGTAGAGACGAATACGATGACGGGGTACCAAGAATAAAAGTTCCTTCGCCATCGCCATAAAATTTTATAGGAGGAAAATATGGCAATTACAACAAATGCAATATGTAACTCTTTTAAGGAAGATACACTTAAAGGTTTACATGATTTTACACCTACAACAGGTGACGTTTTTAAACTAGCTTTATATGATTCATCAGCTTCAATTGGTGCTGACACAACTTCTTACGCAGTAGGAATTGCTGGACAAGTGGGAGACACTGGTCAGTACGTTGCAGGTGGTGGAGCGTTAGTAAACGCTTTAGTATCAGTTAATGGAACAACAGCTTTTGTTGACTTTGATGACTTATCATTTACTGGAGTAACTTTAACTGCAAGAGGTGCATTAGTTTATAATACATCTGAATCTGCAAAAGCAGTTGCAGTTTTAGATTTCGGTGGAGATAAAACAGCTACAGCGGGAACATTTACAATTCAGTTTCCAAACGCAAATGATACACAAGCTATAATAAGAATAAGCTAAAGTAAGAGGTTTTTAAAATGGCATCAACTTCTTCTTGGGGTGAAAACACTTGGGGTGTAGGATCTTGGGGAGAAGGTGGTGTCAATGAAACCGTAACCTTTGAAGGTTGGGGTGTCGATTCATGGGGCAGTGACCCGTGGGGCGAGACTTCTGTTACAACAGATGCAGTATCCACTAACATAGGTTCAGTATCAATTCAAATTGATGTAGATCAAGCAGTCACAGGACAATCATTAAGTATTGTTACAGGTAATGAAGGTGCTTTCTCTGATGTTTCTGTTGATGTTAGTGGTATAAGTTTATCTTCAAATATTGGATCTGTAGAAGCTTTAAGATTACAAGGAGCAACTTTATCAACAGGAGTTGGTTCAGTAGACATTGCAGCAGATGGAAATATTTCTATTAATGTTGATGAAAATCCACTTATCGCAAATGCAGGTCAATTAGTTGCTGACGCTGGTGCATCAATTCCAATAACAGGTTTAAGTTTATCTTCAGAAATAGGATCTGTTGTAGTACAAGCAAATGCAGATTTAACAGTTACAGGACAATCTTTATCAACAGCAATAGGTGATGAAACAATTGATTTAAATCAACAAGTAGATGTAACAGGAATTCAGTTATCTACAGCAATTGGAGAAGAAATTCCTGCAGGTAATGCAAATGTTACTTTAACAGGACAATCTTTATCTACAGTTATAGGTTCAGTAGATGCTGTATCGGTAGCAGAAGTTACTGGTATTTCAATGTCAGCTAATATTGGTTCAGTAACAGTTTCTGCAAATGCAGACGTAACTTTAACTGGCATGCAGTTGACTACAGGTACTACAGGGGCTACAATCATTGCATGGGCTGAGGTTAACACTGGAACCACCATTACTTGGACAGATGTTGATATTGCAGCTTAACAAGAGTAT